GCCGGTGAAGTGCTTGATATGATCTCGAAAAAGAAGGTTACGTTTGAGGACGTAAAAGATGTTCTTTGGGAACTTACGGATGATGGTGGCATGTTTAATAATATGCAAGAAGTTCTTTCTGAATCAGTCAAATCCAAATGGAAGAACTTGGCTGATGCGATTGACATTATGCTTGGGGATATTGCGGAGTCAATGGGTAGTACATTGAAATGGACTGCTGAAAGCCTTACCACCATTGCACAAAATTGGAAAGAAGTTGTACCGGCTATCGAAGCTGCCATTGGAGCCTTTGGAGTATATAAGGTAGCGACATTTGGTGCAAACCGCTTGATTGGGAATGAAAGTGCAGCTCTTATAAAAAGTACGCTTGCTGCCAAGCAAAAGGCAGCAGCCAATCTTGTTGTCGCATCCAGTTATCGTACACTTACAAATGCGGAAAAAGGACTTATAGCTTCAAGTAATACTATGACAACCGTAGATTGGAAAGCGTTGGCAAGTAGTGGAGCTTTAACTAAGGAGTATGCCTTGCGGTTAATGGCACTTGGAAAATTGAAATCAGGACAAGCCGGTCATATTGTGCAGGTACTTGGTATATCTCGTGCTGAAATGTCGGCTGCACTTTCAACAAGTAAATGGCGTGTAGCAATGATCTCATTGGGTTATGGTATAAAACAAGTAGGAGTTGCATTAAAAGGTTTGCTTTTTAATCCATACATGCTTTTGTTTACTGGGCTTACTGCCATTGCTGAATTATGGTATAAGTCCGGGCAAAAGGTTGACGAAATGAACGAGCGTATTTCCGAGTTGACAACGAGAGCACAAGACGGTTTCAAGAATTTAACGAAAGAAGCTCAAAAATTTGCTGATGTTGATCCTTTTAAGGCGAATGATGCCTCACTAATTTCTTCCATTGAAGAAATGAAAACAGCATTAAAGGATTATTCTCCGGTTTGGGCAGATACTTTTAATGAAACGTTTAAGACTGATGATGAAGGAAATACAGTTAAAAGCCTTGCAGAACAATATATATTGCTTCGGAATGCTTTGAATGATACAAAAGAGGCTTATAGACTGTTGAACGACATAAGAGGTACTTCTGAATATGCTAATGATGCTACTGATGGTTATTTTGATGAAAGTTTTAGTGAAAATGTTGAAGACTACATCAAGGCAGAGAAGCATATAAACAAGATTATAGACCGTATGGCTGGTAACTATATAGAATATTATACTGCCATGCAGAAAGTTGTAGCCAAGTATGATGATTTTGCTAAAGTTGCTTCGGGCAAATCATTGAAAGAGCAGTTAGATATAATCAAAGAATACCCCAAGGCATTGGCCAGTTTGAATAATGAGTTACCCTTCATGGGAGGATATAGAGATGATATTTTTCAGCTACGGAAGGCATGGGAAAACTCTAAACGTGTTTTTGAGGAAGAAGTGTCACCGGATATGTATAGTTTCATATCTGAATATAAGTCACGATTGCAAGCTGTCGGTTGGAATTTAGACAATTTGAGTGACGCTCAAAAAATAGCTATCGGTTTGGATATAAGTTCTTTCTTGGATCAATTTAAAGAAATGCCGGTAGATATACGGAAATTTCTTAATGGTGAGATTCTTGAAAAGCAATTCAATATCAAGATTAATGCTGAATATGCAGAAACTATTCAGAGCTTGTCAGACTTGCAGAAAAAGTTCAATGAAGCTACAGATGGGCAATTTGAAGCCCAAATAAAGGTTTCCACAGATTCAGAGAAAATCATTGAAGGAATACAAAAAGCGTACAAGGAAGCGAAAGAGACAACAAATCAATTGAAGCCGATATTGATTAAGGCCGGAATAGATTTATCAGGTATTGGAACCATTGACTTATCAAAGATTCCTGATTGGCAGAAGCAAATTGTATCAGATTATAAAAAGACTTTCGACATAATGCAAGCCGGCGAGAAAGGAGCCAAAGAAATCGGTTTTTCTCTCACTGATCCAAGTAAGAATAAGAGCAAAAAGGATGCCTTCGCCGAAAGATTGAAAGAACGGGTAAACTTACTAAAGGAGGCATATTCTGAATATAAGAAGTGGACTGATATTGCTGGAAAAGAAGAAGCTGCCAAAAAGGTTATAGAATCGGGTATTTTTGACTCCTTGTTTAGAGGGAAGGAACCGGTGGATATTATCAATTATCGGGATGAATTGAATAAAATTCTTAACCAGCTTGACGATAAAACCAAAGAGCGTAGGGAATTGAAAGTTTCTATACGGAAAGTTCTTTTAGATATTGATGCCAATGCTATGAAAGAAGCTTCGGATAAGGCTACAAAAGAACTTGAAAGGTACGTATCTGATGTTTCGAAGAAATGGGATATATACAAGCAGCTTATCAATGCCGGTGCAAGTAAGAAGGATGCTTCTTTATACGCTTTCGGAGCATTGTCTGAATATGAGAAGAAATCCGAGGAATTGGCTGAAAAGGTGACTAAGAAAATGAAGGATAAAGGGGTATATATACCTTTGACTTTCACCGAGCAAAAGGCCACAGAATCACTTGGAGGTAAAGACAGTGTTTTGTATAAACAGTTTTTCAGTGCATGGAAAGAAGCCAAAGATGCTATTGAAAAAGATAGCTTGGAAGTAAAGCTGAAAGAAGTTACTGCCCTCAACAAATACAAATCTATCGCTGAAAAGATACGGGATTTAAGCGAGAAATATGCTCCCTTAACTGGCACCTTCATTGGTGAAAATAATGAACTTATTGGTAATGTTGAAGGTATGACTCCCGGACAAAAAGCTCTTTTCACTGAATATAAGGAGGAACTTGCAAAGCTAAGGGGACAGCTACTTGAACTTCTTCCGGTATGGGAACAGATATTTGGAGATCAAACCTATAAATCATACGGACAAATACAGCAAGCATCCGATTATGCTCAACAGATTATTGATAATGCTTCTGTAACTAAAAATAAGAATGGAAAGCCAACTGCTTTTACTTCTTGGTATTTGGATGAGAATGGTAAAAGGATTGATGTTTCAGGAGAATATTCTCAAATTGAGAAGTTAAAGAAAGCCATACAAGACTTGTATAAGGCCGGATTACAGAAGAATCCGTTTGCCACTCTCATAAAAAATGTTCGTTCTTTATTCTCCAGTGGAGATAAAGATGAAAAAGGTACCATAGAAAAGATTGCAGCCATAGGAGAAAGTGCCGCTGAAAGCGCTGATCTTGTCGGCAATTTTGCAGGGCAAATGTCCTCCATGTTCGATGCTTTGGGCAATGAGGGCATGGCCGACACGATGGGCAATGTGCAGGATGCCATGTCTTCTATAAGCAATATCGGGCAGGGATTTGCCAAAGGTGGAATAGTTGGTGGTATTGCTGCCGCTGCCGGTGAAGCTGTAAACTGGATTGGGAAGATAGCACAAGCGCATGATAAGAAACTCGATAAGGCTATTGAAAAGAGTAAACTTCGTGCTCAACAGTTGCAATATATATACGAACAAATTGACGGTATTCTTGAACGTTTCTTGGGCAGTGGCACGGAACTAAAACTTGTAGATGCAGAAAATGACCGTACCCGGTTGAATCAATTAAATAATCAGATTGAGGCAATACGCAATAAGGGAAAGATCAACATCTTCGATTTGATGTCTTTGCAGAAATATAAGCAGGAAGCGGAAAAACTTCAAAAACGTGTTTCGGCATACGATGAAGGTGGTGCATACGGGTATCAACGTGCCTTGATGCAAGAACAACTTTCAGAATTGGAGAAACAACGGCAAGCCGAAATTGACAAGAAGAAGACGGATGATAGCAAGGTGGCTGATTATGAGAATCAGATTGCGGAGATGAAACAGCAAATAAAGGATTTTGCCGAAGAAACGGCTGAATCTCTTTATGGCATTAATTTGAAAGACTGGGCTTCACAGCTGGGAGATGCCTTGTATGAGGCATGGCAGAAAGGCGAGGATGGTGCCGAAGCTTTCAAAAATAAGGTTGCCGACATTATGGGTGATGTTATGAACTCCATTCTCAAAATAAGTATTTTGGAACCGGCCATGCAACAGCTTCAGAAGATGCTTTTCGGTGAGGATGGAATGAGTGGTTATTTCGGCAAGGATTTCTCTCTTGACGAAAGGGAGTTGGAAAGTATTGCGGACTATCTAATGGGAGTGAGTGAGAAAACCGATGATTACTATTCCATGCTTGACAAGCTGAACAACTATATGGAAAAGAAATATGGTATCAGCATGAAAGAAGAGGAAGAAGAAAATGGAAGTGGGTTATCTAAAGGCATACAGAATGTTACTGAAAATACCGCTAACCTTTTGGCTTCTTATATAAATGCAATCCGGGCTGATGTGAGTGTCAAACGGGAGTATGTACGCAGATTGGTTGAAGAATTGTTCCCGGCCTATAATGTAATAGCACAAGCACAATTGCGACAACTGACAATGATACAGATAAATACAGCAAAGAATGTGGAATTTGTGGAAGAGATCAGAGATATACTGCATAGGAATATAAACGGTGTAAACAAGTTTAATGTATGATTATGAACAGATTGAATAGTGAATTGAGAGGTCATGCCGTATCGTATGGCCTCTGCACACAATGGCAAGGTGACTGGCAAAACAATAAAAGCCAGCAAGAATTGATCGGAATGTATATACGGGGCATTGATTTTTGTATTGAACACGATTATCCGACGGTGGAATATATAAAAGGCAATTTTGACCGGAGTCTGCTTCATCAAAACCATATTTTTGTTGATGAACCAGTGATCGGAGGCGACAATGGTGTATATGTACTGAACGGTAAATGTTCAGGTAAACTTTCTTTCGGTAAATTTACAGTTGTTACTCTCCATTTGCGGCATGATAGTGAATTGACTCTTGAAGTGGAGGATTGTGCCAAAGTTTTTGTAAGTGTATATGATCGGGCTAAACTACATGTAAGGCAAAGCGATGTGGCTAAAGTTTATGTATATGTTCATGGTGGAAACTGTAAAATAGAATCCGAAGGCAATGTTATGGTAAGATATAAAAAGAATGGGGACTAACACGTTTTCTGCAATATATTTATTTACAGTATTTTATATTTCCAAATTATTTGAACGGTATCATAAATTGCAACCAACATCTCGTCACAATACGGTAGATACGTGCATTATTTATATTGTGTCTAAATTTTAGAGTAAATATAACTATTTTTAGTTACCGATTCTTACCGTTTGTTACTGATGTCTACCGAATTTATTTTATTGATTTTTAGGTTGTTGTATGGTGAAAATATCGTTTCTATATTTGTGTCGGAAACAATGCTATTAGGTTCATTACGTGGTTGTCATGAACTGGAGTAAAATATTATAGGGCATTCTCTTTGAGGCAGACAACCACATTAGGCTTCATCGGGATTTGCCCTTTCTCTTTACTATTATGTCAAGCGTGACTATTATATTAAGGAGGGTTCAGTAGGTACGAGTAATGGCGTATTGGGGTTCGATTCCCTACCTACTACAAGATCGGACAAAATAATTCCCCAAAAGCGGAGATGTCCGAGCCGCTGATGGGGAAAACATTAACTTTATAGTGCAAAGATATGGAAAATTTTAATCAGTTAATACCTATTGATGAGGGAAAAGGTAAAAAAAGAACAATGACCTCCTTGCAGATTGCAGAAATTACGGGCAAAACTCATTCAAATGTAATGCGAGATATTCGCAATATCCTTGAACAACTGGAAGATAGACGACAATTCAGTTTTGAATTATCATCAAGACCTCAACCTATGCCAAACGGTGGAAGCAAAGAAGTGTCTTGTTACATTCTCACCAAAAAGGATTGCCTTCTTCTCGCAAGTGGTTATGATGCAAACTTACGAGCCAAAATTATTAATCGTTGGGAAGAACTTGAAGAAAACAAGCGTGAGCTTTCCCGTAAAAGGGAGAAATCTTTGTTAAGTAAAATCTAAATTTATAATATGAAAACAAATCAAATTTTTCAATATAATGGAAGCCCTATCACTTTTTATAAAGATGATAATGTAATGGTAAATGCAACAGAAATGGCAAAGCCGTTTGGTAAATTAGTAGGGGATTGGCTTAGATTGAAAGCTACTACCGAGTTCACAGAAGCACTTTCAGCCGATATGCATATTCCCATATCGGCACTAATTCAAGTAGTTAAAGGTGGTAATAGCGAACAAGGCACATGGCTTCACGAAGATGTAGCATTGGAATTTGCCCGTTGGTTATCTCCATCATTTGCTATATGGTGTAATAAGCGTATCAAAGAGTTACTTCAATATGGCATGACCGCCATGCAGCCAACTTTGGAGCAAATGATAAACAATCCCGACCTTGTTATCAGTCTTGCAACACAATTAAAGAACGAGCGAGAAGAGAAGCAACGTCTTGAACAACAGAACGCATTGCAAGAAGAGCAGTTGCTTCAAGCCGCTCCGAAGGTCAGCTATTATGATAACCACTTGCAGAGTGTAAACACCCAGACGAGCACACAAGTCGCCAAGCAGATAGGAATGGATGCCGAAAAGCTGCATAAGAAGCTGAAAGAAATCGGAGTCATCTACCGACAAAGCGGACAATGGTTATTGCATACTCCTTATTCTACTTGGGGACTACACTCTACACGTACACAGACGTACACACGTTCGGATGGCTCGATAGGAACAAATGTTTATACTGTATGGACTACGAAAGGTGTACGTTTTATCATCGCATTATGCGAAAGCGGTTGGGACGTAAAGAAAGCCATAAAGCTGATTAAGGGTGAATTAATACCAGTAGCATAGCGTTCACTATTTATTTCTCTGAAAATTCAGAAGAATCGAGTTTTTGACAATATACTGTAATAAGCAAATTTTAAATCGTCATTTTTCGGTAAAGTTAATGGAATAAACATAGTGGGCAGCAGAAACAGATGGTGCGCTATACAGAAACGATTCTACTAAACAATTCGTAAAAAACTTAATTACAGAGGAAAAACTAAAAGAACGTAATTCCGTTCTTATACAATCAAGAGGTAATTTGCGATTCTTTTCAATACATAACAAATAAATTGGGCTGACTTTGGAGCCAGCCCTACTCATTCATGATTTTATTACTAACTATGTTCACCTAATTTAGTTTGTATTTTTTTTTAAGCTGTTTAGCGTAAGCCTTGGTAGCAGCATAAACTCTACATAGATGGTATAACTTTTCATCAAATGATTTATTATTCCATTTGGAGTCTTCACTTTCAATATCAGCTACTTTCATCAATGAAGAATCATTTTTTTGTATTTCTCTAAGAAATCCCATAGTCGAACTATCATCTTCTTTTAAATATATATATTCAAACACATTTGAAGTTTTTCCTCCAAGTTCATTTTTCCCTTTGACAGATAGTTTTATTACACATAATGAATCTGTATAATACTCTGTACTGGTATTTAATATATCAACATCGTTTCCTACGCTGGAAAACGTATCACTAATTTCAGTTTTAAGCATTTTATATGCTTCTTCTTCAAATGGCGTTTTTGTATTACTACTGCAACTAATAATAAAATATGATATGAACAGTAAAAGTAAAATGTTTTTCATTATTCCATTTCTTTTAAAATTTCACGAACTTCAATAGCTTTCATTCTTTCTATTTTTTCTTTTTCTCTCCGAATAAGGTCATTTATAAATAGACTTACGTTTGGTTGTAGATTTATAAACTCTACCAAGTCTAAATCAAATCTGATAGCCCGAACCTTACTTTTACTCGCAGGTTTTGTTCGATGATACACTCTTTTAGCTTTTTGTTCCTTTTCTATCATATATCTAAATATTTTACACCAAAATAAAAACCTACCACCACCACAAAAAGTACGTATAGTGGTAATAGACATGGCCCTCCGAAAACACTAAAGCAGATCAGAAGAATCACTACTATCCAAACTAAAACTCCTAACATATAATAACCTCTTTTATAATTAAATGCAAAAGTATTAATAAATAAAATTATGACAAATGATATTTTTTATGTTTTTCAACATACACGTGGAAGCAAGTTAGGGGTTGAGTATAATAATCTACTAAAAAATGCTTTTATGGCATTATTTTCTATGATTATATAGAAAATACAATTATATTTGCGTTGAAATAAGATTAAAGTATAAGGCCATAGAGCTTGTTGTGGAGACTAAATATCTCTGCGGCAAGCTCTTTTTTAATATATGTATATGAACGAACCGTATTCTATTTTGATGCAGAAAACTACCGAGAATGCTCCAGTCAAAGACAGCTTGGCGCATTTTGGAATTGTGTGCACAGAATTTCCGTTCAAGCCGGGTGGGGAAACGAAAGATTTACCCAAACGGGATTGGCCGGATGAAGACGGTGAAGATACTTACATACCCGATAAGCTGCTATTAAAGGCATACGACTTGGAAGCCGAGATGTGCTATAAGGGAGATTTGGGTACTGCATACGATAAAATTATGGCCTTTCAAAACTATCTCACGGGAGAAAATGGTGACGGTGCCACCTTGAAAATATATAACTCGCACACGGGTATCGGGCGGCAAGGACTTTACTTACTGGAGGTTGGAGATTTTGAATTTAATAAGTCCAATATGGATGAAGTCTTGACCTTCCCGGTAAAATTCAGAGTAACTGATCCTCGAACTCAAATAATCCCCTCGTATAGTGTTGCGGAACCGACAAAGATAGTTGCATTGGTTGAAAAAGTATAGCTGTATGGCATGGAAGGTTTATGATAAAACTGGCAATACGGTACGTTGTACACTGAAAGGTTTGGAGTATAATGGTACATGGATGGGTGCATGTTTTGTGACAAGCACTCTGAAAAGTGCCGTACCCATTCTTTTTGAGATAGGTGACTATGTTATGTACCGTGGTGAGAAGTTTGAGATAAACTATGATCCTACGGCATTAAAAAAGGCGGCAAGAAAAACTTCGGGAGAAGCGTTTGTCTATGATAACGTAAAGTTCAACTGGCCGGGAGATGAATTGACGCGATGTGATTTTCTTGATTATGTGAAAAGTGATAATCAGATACACTTCACTTCTTTGCCTAAGTTCAGTTTCTTCGCTTCGTCTATACAAGATTTGGCAGACCGTGTTCAAGTAAATCTTGACCGTATATATACCGGAGCACAAAAATGGACGGTTGCCGTACACCCTGAATATGTGAGCACTACCAATGTAAACATTGATGTGAACAATATAAAGGTATGGGGTGCATTGGAGTTGTTCAATTCAAAATTTGGTGCGAACTTTGTTATTCGTGGCCGAACAATAACAATCGGTACTGCCGGTATTGCTGTGGGCAATATTTTCAAGTATGGACGTGGAAACGGTTTGTACGAAATTCAACGTACAGCCGATGCGGATCAACAGATTATTACGCGATTGCGTGCATACGGTAGTACAAGAAATATGCCTAACCGGTATTATAATAAGCTCTCAAACAGTTCTCTTACCAATTATTTGCCGAATAACATGGCCGTGGAAAATCTGATGTTACCTGATTTTCCTAAGACAACGCTTGATCCATATATTGACAGTAAGAATATTGCTGTGCTTGGCATTCGGGAAGGGAGTGTTTATTTTGACGGTACCGGTGGTTTGGAGGAAATATGTCCTTCAATGGAAGGTATGACCGCCGAACAGTTGAAAGATGCAGGTATTTATGTATCATTGGATGCCGGGGATAATGGCAATCTTGACGAAGTGGCTGATGCCGAACAACTGACAGATGATGGTACAATGGATAGCCTGAAGGAAGGTGAAGATGTCCCACCTTTTACAATAACGCTAAAAGATGTTGGTTTCAATATAAACGATTACCTGACTTCTGAAACAGCCACCATTAGCATGAAAAACGGCATGTGTGGTGGCCGGGATTTTGAAATAACCAAATGTGAGAAGAAGGGCAATAAATATGTGCTGACTTGTAACCGTGTATATGATGAAAGTCTGAAATTATATTTCCCATACAAGGATTACAATATAAAGTCCGGTGACAAGTTTGTCCTGCTTTATATTGGTATGCCGGACGTTTATATTCAGGCCGCTTCACAACGGTTGCTTGCTGCCGCGAAAAAATATCTTGCAAAGAATGACTATGTGCGCTATTCGTATGAACCGAAGGTGGATGATATTTTCATGGCACGTCAACATGATTGGGCTGTTGCAAGGGGAGAAGCAAGCATACATGATACTTTGAAAGAAGGGGACTTGATGCTATTCACTGATAGCGATCTTGGTATTGAAGGCAGCATCATTATTGATACCCTTATTATCAAAGAGGGAGAAGATATGATACCGAAGTACACTATGACACTTCGGGAGGAAAAGGCTGTTGGATCGCTTGAAAAAATCCAAAATCAGATAGATTCTATTGCAGGTGGTGGGCAGGGAACCGGTGGCTTGAATACCCAACAGATACAGTCTATCATCCGTTCACTGGGTAATCAGCTTTTTCTTTCACGTACCCATAATGATACGGCAGCTGGGCTTATCAGCTTCTTAGCCGGTGCTATTTTTGGTGCAAGTGGTTTTGCAGAGGGGTTAACCGGCTTTGGGGCGAAAATAGACAGCATGGGACGTGGGTATATGGAAAGCCTCACATTACGCAGGTTTTTAGAAGTGCCGGAATTGCGTTTCAACCGTGCAGAAATAGTTCTTGGTGACAAATGGCGTTCTCCCGGTGCTGGAATTATAGAGAGTGTTGAGCCTGATTATGATGCTGATGGTAACTTGCTGCGTTCCGGGACGATAAGTTTGAAATTGCAAGACGGTGAAATTGGTGCTGTGGCCGTGGATGATATTTGTATGGGATATTTCCATGATTATGAAACACCGGGGAATAATGCGGTATCTGATATAGATGATAGCCGTGGCAATCGTATGTTTGCCGGTTTCTGTACAATCTATTTTCGTATTACAGAAATATTGGATGCCGGAACAAACAAACGGTTCCGCTATGTGCTTCGTGGTGTTTCTGACCGTTGGCAATATTCTTTCCATCCGTGTGAGGCTTTGCATTTTGTCGCTTATGGCAATTTTACAAACAAAGAACGCCAGACTTCCGCTTATGAGACAAGGACATACCGCCGTTTCTTGGTGGGTGTAAATGACTGGGAGTTTACAAAGAGTATGATCGCAATGCAGGATGGAGATTTGAACAATCTCAACATCTTTGGATTGAATATGACCGGTTATTCCGCTTATCTGAACAACATTTATATGACCGGTACAATCGAACAGTTACAGATAGATGCACCGGTACGCATTGAGATTGATACGCAGGGTGATAATTTTCTTGCTTATGGTGAATCAATGGAAATTACCTGCAAGGTCTTCAAAGGTTGGGAGGATATTACTGACACAGTTAGACAATGGACTATCCGAAGGGATAGTGGAGATACTGCCGATGATGAGGCTTGGAATATCAAGCATAAAGATTTCAACGGTTCAATAACGATATATAACACAAAGGAAATTAGTGATTTAGGAAATAATTCAGTAACAGTAGTAAGTACCTTGTTTACCATAACGGCAACGAATGATACTGCATCAATAGAAGCAATTGTGACAATATGATAGAAAGTGAAAAGAAAAGAATCAGGAAAGAATTTCAACCGCTTACCATTGCGGTAAGCTTGAAAATATTGACACCGAACAGTCCGGCCAATCAGGTCTATAATCCGGTGGCAAATGAATATGATCCTGACCGTGGGGTTACTCCGCTGGTGATTTTACCGGAAGTCATAGCGAATGCTGCTGACGGTAGTTGGGATATGCCTTATGTCAATTCCTTGTTGGCAGAAATGAACTGGTTTGCTAATGGAGAGAATATTTCTGCAATCAGTTCATGGAATGGAAAGTACAGTATAGATACGGTTGGAGATACACGCGGTGCCATTACCATAAGTAGAAATGTGGCTCCGGGTGAAAGTTTTGAGTTACATTTTGAAGGTGTGATAGCTGATACCCGGTTGGGGGTGAATATTTCCGTAAAAACTGACTCCATAATGTTGACAACGGTAGATAAGAGTGAAGACACATACGGTTTGTCTATCGGGGACAGTCAGATAATCCAGTACAATCCATTTCTTGACAAACTTTTGTTGTATGATTACAAAGTAGCCAATAAATTGATTTCCGCATCTACAGCTAATAGGAATGCGGCTTTGGATGAAAATTCATACGAGCGCACCATTCCACTTATGGTAACAAAGGGAGTGAATAAAATAACTACCGGATATACGATTGAACTTTATCAGGTAAACAGCATATCCAGTCAAACGAGGCTGATTACTGCAAATCACGAAATTGTGGCTTTGTCTTTAACCAGTCTGACAATGGATTTGCGTTTGATCGAGAAAGGGGATTACTTGCTGTTGGTGAAGGTTGGTGGAAAGGAGGTTGCAAGACAGCAATTCTCCGTCAATCGTGTTTATCCCAAATTTACGTGCATACCGGCAAGTCAGGCTTCCATCAATCCTGATGAAATCCTGCATAGGAATATAGCTATGGTACAGTGGAATGGCGAAATTGTGCCGATACCAGCACCGATTATCCGCATGGTATGGTTTACAGACAGTGCAAATAAGACCGGGGTACAATGGCAGGAAGGGGAAAAAACTGTGATAATGTTGGATGGAACCGGTATTGGTGAAACTTATCTTGACGATTGGTTGGACGTGT